AACAGGAGTAGCTATTGCAATGGCTATCGTTTTCGGGTAAATAACAATATAGGAAATAAATTATGGCAAATCCAAATATAGTAGCAGTCGCAACAATTCTCGGTGGTAATGCAGGTTGGAATTTATCAACAGGATTAACTACAGAATTAATGAGTGTTACTGCTGAATACGTTGTAAAAGTTAATAGAATTGTTTGTACTAATGTTCATGCTACAGACGCAGCAAATTTAAATTTATATGTTGGTGGCATGGGATCAGGTACAACAGGTGTTACAGTTACTGGTGGGGACGCAACAATTTATTTAGCAAAAGTTATTTCAGTACCAGCTAATGCTTCATTAGTTGTTTCGGACACACCTATCTATCTTATGGAAGGTGATACATTAAACGGTGGAACTAGCGCCGGAAGTACATTAGACTTATTCATTACATATGAAACAATAATCGATTAGGGGGTTTAAATTATGGCTGGCAATGGCGGAATAATTGGACCTGTTAATACTGTTACTAATGGTTGTGCAGCATGTGGTAGTGCACCAGGTGTTTGGCAAATGGGCACCGTATACAATTTCGTAAAAAATTCAAACTGGGTTTATAACTTCGCAACGGCAGATTACATGGTAGTCGGTGGTGGCGGATCAGGTGGTAGTTCTTATGCTGGAGGTGGAGGTGGTGCTGGAGGCTATCGTGCTTCTGGTTATGGACCTGCGCCAACTCAAGGTTGTACGTTAACTACAAAATGGGGAACTTTCGCAGTAACAGTTGGTGGTGGTGGAGCTTCAGTAAGTAGTACTCCAAGTTGTGTGGCTGGTAATCCTGGTGTCAAAGGATCTAATTCAATTTTTAATCCCGGAGGAGTAGAGGGTACTTCAATGGTTACAGCAACAGGTGGTGGTGCAGCTGGAGGTCCATGTGGTGTAGCTGGTGGAGATGGGGGATCTGGTGGTGGAGGTGGTCAAAGAAATAATTCTCCTGGTGGATCTGGTAATGAAGGATGTTATAGTCCCGTAGAAGGTTATGATGGTGGAAGATCAAAAATACCAGCTCCTGGAACAGCCGGTGGTGGAGGTGGTGGTGGAGCAACCGTTGTTGGTAGTAATGGATCAGATAATACTGGTGGCGGTGGTGGTGCAGGAGCACCAAATGCAATTTCAGGAACAGCAACAACTTACGCTGGTGGTGGCGGTGGAGCTGGTGAAGGACCAAGCGGAACAGCCGGTCCTGGTGGAGCTGGAGGCGGTGGAGCTGGTTCTATGGCATCTGGAACAGCAGGTGGAGTTAATACTGGCGGTGGTGGCGGTGGTGCCGGAGGCTATCCTGCATCTTATCCATCTCATGCTAGTGGAGCCGGTGGTAAAGGAATCGTAATTATAAGATCACCAGGATATTTAGCAACAGACAGTGCATGTGCACCAGTCAGTTCACCTGACGGTGGAACAACATTTATATCAACATTTAAAGCAGGCGCAAATTTAACAGTTAGTGGTGGACCTAGTATCGGTTTAGATTATTTAGTAGTCGCTGGTGGTGGAGGCGGTGGTGGATTTTCACATTGTATGGAAGGTGGTGGTGGAGCTGGAGCAGGTGGATATCGAACATCTTTTCCAGGAGGAACTAAAATATTTTTAGGTACAGGATCAAATACAATTACAGTCGGAGCTGGTGGAGCTGGTGGTATGACTGCTACACCAAATTGTGCAGCTTCAAAAGGAGTACCAGGTAATGACTCTTTGGTAGGATATATTACTTCTTTTGGTGGTGGCGGCGGCGGTGGAGATGCTGGTGCTAATAGTGCTCCAGGTAACCCTGGAGGATCAGGAGGAGGTGGTGGAGGATGGAGTGCAAACACCGCTGTAGGGGGAACAGGAAATATTCCTCCTGTTAGTTCACCAGGCGCTCCTGTTCAAGGAACCAGTGGATCTCCTACTGCTGTAGGCGCACCAAATTATGGATCTGCTGGAGGTGGTGGAGCATGTGCGGCAGGCGTTGCTGGAAGTCCAATAGCAGGTGGAGCTGGTGGAGCAGGCAAAGCTAATTTAATAGCTCCCGCTTTTCCAGGTGGAACCACATTTGCTGGAGGGGGTGGTGGAACTAGTTATAATGGAGGTACTGTGGGAGCAGCTGGATCTGGTGGTGGTGGAATTGGAGGAGACTCTAGAACAGGACCCGGGCTCGGAGCTGATGGAACAGATGGTCTTGGTGGCGGTGGCGGTGGAAGTGGTGTTAGTCCAACTAGTGCGAAAGGTGGTTCAGGAGTCGTTTTCCTAAGAATGGCAACAGCTTGTAAACCAGGTGCTTATGCAGTAACCCCATGTACTAATACAATAGCAGTAGTAGGATCTTGTACGGTAGCAACATTTACTGTATCTGGAACATTGACACTATAAACAAATTATAATATAAATGAAATTTTAAGGAGCATAAATATGGCACATTTCGCAGAACTAGATAATAATAACATAGTAACAAGAGTGATCGTTGTTGGCAACGATGTTGAAACAGCAGCCGGACCTTTAGGAACAAATGATATGCATGTTGATGGAGAAACATGGTGTGTTAATTTTTTCAAAGGTGGAACTTGGAAACAGACTTCTTACAATCATAATTTTAGAAAACAATATTGCGGCAAAGGTTATACTTATGACGCTGCAAAAGATAAATTTATTTCACCTCAACCATATGATTCATGGGCATTAGATGGAAATGATGACTGGCAAGCGCCAGTTACACCTCCAACAGTTACAACATATGATGATCCACCTAAACGCTATAATATTTCTTGGGATGAAACAGGACAAAAATGGACAGCAAAGGATCAAGAAGGAGTTTATGCAGAAGACGGAACAGAAACAACTCCTCCAAATAATTTCAATTGGGATGCATCAGCTCTAGCTTGGGTATCCGCATAAGGAGACTCATATGGCTAGCCCTTCAGCCTCATCAAATGGTGGTATAATCGGAAAAACAAATTACGCTTCCTTCGGGAAGGATGCTCAAACTATAATCACAGCAAGTGGACCTACAAGTCCTGCTTTGGCAGCAACTCAACCTGGAACACGATTAATTCAAACTTTAATTTTAGGTGGTGGAGGTGGTGGTGGCCATGATAATGGTGGTGGTGGTGGCGCTGGTGGATTAAGAAATATAGAAATAAATACAAGTGGTGGTATAGCTTTAGGGGCTGCGGTTGTAGGTGCTGGAGGCGCAGGTGCTGATGGTCCAACATCAAAAAATCCAGGAGTTGATTCTTCACTAGTAGTATGTGGTACAACTTATACATCAACTGGTGGTGGTGCAGGTGGATCTAATGCCTGTAAGACTGGAGCGGACGGTGGTTCTGGAGGAGGAGCAACCGGTGCGTGTGCTCCCTCAACAACTGCCGGAGGATCAGGAAATACTCCTCCTGTAAGTCCCTCACAAGGTTTTGATGGAGGCCCTGCTGTTCGTACTGATCCAAATATTGCAGGTGGTGGCGGTGGTGGAGCAAGCGCAGTAGGAACAATTGGTCAACCATCTCCTTTTATACAAGGGTGTGGTGGTGCAGGTTTAGATTTAAGTCCAGCTTATGGAAATATTGGTCCAACATGTTCTGTATTTGGAGGTGGTGGCGGAGGTGGATCAGGGGGTACCCCTGCCGCTGGAACCGGAGGTGCTGGTGGTGGAGGTAATGGTGCAAGAGCACCCGCTGTTGCAGGAACAGGGACCGCAAACACTGGTGGTGGTGGCGGTGGTGGAACAGATACTCTCAGTCCAAGGTATGGTGCTGCAGGTGGATCAGGAATAGTAGTTATAAAAGAATTAAACAAAGCAACTGGTGTGTGGTCAATGGCTTCTCAATATGCTGCTCAAAGAGCAGGATCATGGCCTGATGGTTCAGTAATAATAGAGTATGCAGCAGATTTTTTAATCGTTGCCGGAGGTGGTGGCGGAGGTTTTGGTGGCGCAGGTGACGGTGCTGGTGGTGGAGGTGCTGGAGGATATCTAACATCTTTTTGTAATGCTTGTGCTCCATCTATAACAATAAGATGTGGAACTTATAATATAGTAGTTGGAGCTGGTGGAACAGGAGCTGGTTGTGCTCAACCTTCTGTTCCTGGTAGTGGTAGTGATTCAGTTGTAAATTATCAATGTTGTTCAGCAATAACAGCAGCCGGTGGTGGTGGCGGTGGACCCGTAGCTCAAGTAGGAGCTGCTGGAGGTTCTGGTGGTGGTACTGGTGCTCAAGGTTCAGGCCGTGGACCAGGAAATAATCCTCCTGCGCCTGCAGCTATAGGAGGACCTCAAGGTGATTTCGGAGGTTATGGAAGTCCTGGAGGTTCTTCTCCTAATAGTAGAGGTGGTGGCGGTGGTGGAGCAAGTGCTCCTGGAAGTCCATACGCGGGACCCGGTGGAGCTGGAAAAACGAATTGTATATCAGGTACACCAACAGTTTATGCTGGTGGTGGCGGTGGTGGAGAAAGAGCACCGAGTGGTTCTCCAGGTGCTGGTGGATCTGGCGGTGGTGGTGCTGGTTGTGTTGATGGAACAGTAAACACTGGCGGTGGTGGCGGTGGTGGCGGTGGTAGTTCACCAGGTAAAACTGATGGGGGATCAGGAATAGTTTATTTAAGATTTCCAAGTGCAGCAGGGGTAGCAGTAAGTCCAGGAACTAATACAGTTACAACTTGTGTAGGTCCGGCTAATGATAAAGTAGCAAAATTCACAGTATCAGGAACTAATACAATTACGATTTCTTAATTCACTTTACTATTCCTTTTATTTAATATATGAATGTCCTATAAAGACATATGAACCTAACGAATCAATATTGGTATTTTCAGAAAGCTGTTCCAGATAGAATCTGTGATGAGATTATAAAATATGCAATCTCTATTCAAGATCAAATGGCAGTCACTGGAGGATATGGTGATCCAAAAAAATTAAATCAAAACCAAATTAAAGATTTAAAAAAGAAAAGAGATTCAAACATTGTTTGGTTAAACGATCAGTGGATTTATAAAGAGATTCAACCGTATGTTCATCAAGCAAACGGAAGTGCTGGTTGGAATTTTCAATGGGATTTTTCTGAGTCTTGTCAATTTACCAAATACAATAAAGATCAGTATTATGACTGGCATTGTGATGGATGGGGTGGAACTTATGATAGACCTAATACCTCTTCTCATGGAAAAATTAGAAAACTTTCAGTTACTCTCTCTTTGTCCGATGGAAAAGAATATAAAGGCGGCGACTTTGAAGTAGATTTTAGAGACAGGGATCCTGATAAGAAAGCAAATACCAAAATTGTAAAAGAAATTAGACCCAAAGGATCTATCGTCGTATTTCCTTCTGATTTATGGCATAGAGTAAAACCAATAACAAAAGGAATAAGATATAGTTTAGTGATCTGGAGTCTAGGATGGCCTTTTAAATGAAAAAAAGTAAAAAAGAATTAGATAAGATATCCTGCGGAAGTGCGGAAACATTTCCAATAAAATTAACCAGAGAAGATTATTTTCAATGCCCTGTATGGTTTGCAGACGCTCCTCAATTTGTGAAAGATTTAACTAAGGCCTCAGATAAATATATTGAAACAGCAAAGAAGAATTTAAAAAAAGATATAGCTAAAAGAAATAAAAAGTTTGGGGATAGAGGAGACATGGGGCACGTATTTCATTCAACTCCTTTAGTTGGAGACCCTAATTTTTTACAATTACAAAATTATATAGGTGCAACAGCCCATAATCTTTTAGTAGAAATGGGTTTTAGTATGGATGGCCATCAAATGTTTATCACAGAAATGTGGGTACAAGAATTTGCTAAAAGAGGTGCAGGTCAGCATAGTTTACACACACATTGGAATGGTCATATGTCCGGATTCTATTTTTTAAAAGCTAGTGAAAGAACATCAAGACCAATATTTGAAGACCCAAGAGCAGGGAACATGATGAATCTTTTGCCTCAAAAGGACACGAGTAAAATAACTTATTCTAGTCATCAAGTTAATTATAAAGTAAAACCTGGAAGACTAATATTCTTTCCATCATATATGCCTCATATGTATGCGGTTGATATGGGTTATGAGCCGTTTAGATTTATACATTGGAACTGTCAAGCTGTACCGAAAGGAGTATTAAATGTTCAAAAAGGATAAGTACAAAGTATTAAGAGGAGCCATTTCAAAAGAGCTAGCCTCTTTTGTTTATTCTTATTTTTTAAAGAAAAGACAAGTGGCGCGTTTTTTATTTGATCAAAAATATATCTCGCCTTTTACCGACTATTGGGGAATATGGAATGATCAACAGGTTCCTAATACTTATTCTCATTATGCAGATACAGCAATGGAAACATTACTAGGGGCTTTAAGAGAAAAGATGGAAAAAGAAACGGGATATAAATTAAATGAAACTTATTCCTACGCCAGAATTTATAAAACAGGAGATGTTCTTCATAGACATAAGGATAGATACTCATGCGAAGTCTCTACTACTCTTCATTTAGGAGGAGATCCATGGCCACTTTATTTAGATCCCACAGGAAAAAAAGGTCAAGCGGGTATCAAAATAGATTTAGAACCAGGTGATATGTTACTCTATTCTGGGTGTGAGATTGAACATTGGCGAGAAGCTTTCCCTGGTAAAGATTGTGCACAAGTTTTCTTGCACTATAATGATTCCAAAAAGAAAATCGCTAAAGCAAATAAATTTGATGGACGTCCGTTTCTAGGACTTCCAGCATGGTTTAAAGGCTTTACAGTCCCTAAAAAATAGTTTATAAAATAGTCTGGCAGGAGGCAACTCCACCACAGACGTCTCCTGCTTTTAACATTTGAATTCCCCTTAGATCTGGTATAAGTCATAATAAACAGG